TTACAGGAGAAAGCACACCGGCTTACGGACAATTGACAGAACTTCGTTGTAATGTTTCCGCCTCTGTCGGTTCAGATGCAATGTCTGCGTTTGGTGGATTTACCAACTACACACGAACCATAACTGTGGCAGATAGGAATTGCCCTATGGATGAAGACAGCATTGTTTGGTTTGGGATACCAACTGACCAACCACATAACTACATCGTAACCAAGAAAGCAGACAGCAAAAACGGTATCATGTATGCCCTTTTGGAAGTAAAGGTGCAGTAATGAAGATAGTAGTTAATCCATTTGACATCAAGTCTATCAACAATGCTATAAAACAAATTGAGGTATATCAACGAGAATTTGAAGTAAAAGAGCAAGAGTTTGTTAAGAGGCTTGCTGAGATTGGCTTATCCGTTGCTAGAACTGGCTATCAAGTGGCAGATTACGATGGCGAAAAAGATGTGGTGGTATCCATGAACCAAGCTGGCACACAAGCAACCATTGTTGCAAGTGGTCAAACTGTTGGCTTTGTTGAGTTCGGTACAGGTGTGAAGTATCCAGAGTGGAGTGGCAACAATGTCGACTTCACTCCCCCACCTCACGGTAGTTATGGTAAGGGCAAAGGTAAAAATCCACACGGTTGGTGGTTCACTGCCGGTGCTGGTGCATCACAGCACACATACGGAAATATGCCAGCAGAGGCCATGCTCACAGCACGTGACAGAATGATTGAACAAGTAACTCGCATTGCAAGAGAGGTGTTTAAGTAATGTTAGATTTCTACAACCAAATATATACACACATTGCAACTGCGACAAAAACAGCACATGCATCTGTGAAAGTGACTGGCGAGTATACACGTAGACCTGCACACTTCCCTTGTGTTACCTGTGAAGAAATAGGAAACACAGACATTCAAGAACTCTTTGATAGTTCAAGGGCAGAAAAGTTTGCCAGATTAACCTATCGTATACAGGTTTTTTCTAACAGCCAGAAGGGTAAAAAAGCAGAAGCGCGAGGAATATTCGCCACAGTGGATCAATCTATCAAAGCTTTAGGCTTTCACAGAACAACATATACAACAACACCAGACCTATACGAATCTACAATGTACTGCATAACAGCAACCTACGAGGTTGTTATTGGTGCAGATGGCATGATGTATGGTCGAGAATAAGACAAGGAGATATATACAATATGGCACTTTCAACATACAATACCACATTGAAATATGGTGAAACTTCTGCCGATACCGAGATTATTATCAAGGATTTCCCTTCCTTGCTTGGTAAACGCAGTTCGCTAGAAACAACAACGCTAAAAGATGATGCTCAAACATTCATCCCTGGTATCCGCCAACAGGAAGAAAGTTTTGACTTTACAGCAAACTATGACAAGGCAGTTTTGGCTGCTATTAATGCTCTAACAGATATTCAAAAGTGTGAACTTACATTCAGCGATGGATCTAAATATACATGGGATGGCTATCTGTCTGCAAGTGTAAACGAAGGTGCAGTAGATGCTGTACTGGAAATGACAATTTCCATCTCACCAGCTACAGTACCTGTATTTGTACCAGGTCCATAGTAAGTAAATAATAATGGGGTGGTTTTTTTCTAACCACCCCCAAAAAATAAATAACAATAAATAAGGAGAGTACTATGAGTACCAAAATCACTGTAACTTACCAAGATAAAGACTACACATTGGAGTTCTCTAGACAATCAGTAAGACAAATGGAAGCACAAGGATTTATTGCAAGCCAAGTGGAAGATAAGCCTATGACAATGATTCCTTTGCTTGTACGTGGTGCATTCTATAAGAATCATAGAGGTCTTCCTAGTGAAAAGATTGATGAAATCTATGATAACCTTTCTAACAAAATGGGAGAAGGCGAAGAAGCTGGTTTCATTGTTGAATTGGTTAAGATGTATGCAGAAACTCTTAATACACTAATGGAAGACAAGAAAGGCAAAGGGGGAAACTCAGCGAGCTGGACGGTGAAGAAAGGCTAACAACCGCCACAGCAGTGTTCGAGGAAGCCTGTCCTTACTATATGAGTATCGGAATGTCCTACGAGGAATTTTGGTACAAGGATGTAACGCTCGTGGAGTATTACCGTAAGGCACACGAACTAAAAACAAGGCGACAAAACGAGATGATGTGGATTCAAGGAACCTACTACTTGGAAGCACTAAACGCTACAGTCGGAAATATGTTTGCCAAGAAAGGATCTAAACCACATGAATATCCTAGAGCGCCTTATCCAATTACAGAGCAAGAAGCAGAGGCGCGTAGAGTTAGCGAAGAGTTGCTAAAACAAGAACGCATGAAGGTTGCTTTTGCAAACTTTGCATCTAACTTTGCAAGAAAAAAGATGTCCTAGAGACACACTCCTAAAAGAATGGGGGTGAGTTGATGTCTACAACAATAGACAGTTTACAAATTCAAATACAAAGTAGCTCAACTAATGCGGCGACAGGGATAAAAGACCTTGCTTCCGCATTAGCAGAGCTTAAAAAAAGCGGTGCTCTTGGCACCGTTACTAAAAACATAAAAGGCTTGGCTGATGCACTAAATGCTTTCACTCCAGTTGCATCAAATGCAAGCAAAATAAATAGCATAGCAACCTCACTTGAAAAACTAAAGAGTGTAGGTTCTATGACTTCGCTCGTTAAAAATGTAAAAGAGCTTCCCAATGCGTTCAAAGGTCTTTCAGCAATTGGCGATGTTAGTGGTGTAGCAAATAAACTACATGGTCTAGCAACAGCTCTTGCTCCACTTGGCAATGTAAAAACATCTGGTTTTAACTCTGCCGTTAATAGTTTGTCAAAAATCTCTGATGTGACAAAAGCACTTGATGATAACACCATATCAGAGTTTACAGATAAAGTCAAAAAATTAGCTAATGCACTTGGTCCGTTATCACAAAAGCTTACCACTGTCAAGAGTGGTCTTTCTGGCTTTAACAGGGTTGCAGACCAAAGTGGCAAAGAGGCACAAGAACTAGGTGTAAACGTAGGTGCAATCAATTTCGATGCACTTACTAACAACATTCAGACAGTTATCAACGCACTCAATCAGTTTGCAATGGCTATGAAGGAAGCTATTGCTCAAGCAATCGAGTGGGATGGTATCTCTGCTCGTTTTGGTAGAGGTTTTGGCGAACAAGCACAAGAGATGTATGCATGGGTGCAACGGCTGAATGAAGAGATGGGTATCAACGTTCAACTCTTCATGCAACACAGTTCCATCTTTGCCAACATGTTGACTGGTTTCGGTGTAGCAAACGATGATGCAACCAAGATGGCACTCGGCTACATGGAACTGACCTATGATATCTGGGCAGGATACAACGATATCTACAAGAACTTTGAAGATGCTGCCGAAGCTGTTCGTTCTGCCATCGCTGGTGAGGTGGAACCTATACGTAGGGCTGGTTTTACAATCGTAGAGGCGACATTACAAGTGACTGCTGCTAACCACGGCATCACAAAGAGTGTTGAAACAATGACGGAAGCAGAGAAATCCTACTTGCGTTATCTAACTTTAGTAGACCAAGCATATTCTCAAAACCTAGTAGGCACATACGCAAAGGAACTGCAAACTGCCGAAGGTATGATGCGTACAGCAAAGCAACAACTTAAATCCTTGACACAGGCTTTTGGTTCATTGTTCTTGCCAATTTTGGTCAAAGTGATGCCGTATGTTCAAGCATTTATTACTTTGCTTACAGAACTTGTACACATCGTAGCAGGTCTATTCGGTATTGAAATCCAAAAGGTTGACTGGAGTGGTTATAACGAAGGATCATCTGCTATCGGTGGCGTAGAAGATGCTGCTGATGGTGCAACTGGAGCACTCGGCAATGCTACAAAAGCGGCAAAAGAACTCAAGAATGCCACACTTGGCATGGATGAACTAAACGTGATCAGTCCTAATACTGGCTCGGCTGGTGGTGGTTCTGGTGCAGGTGGCACAGGAGTAGGCAGCGAATTTGCTGGTCTTGATGTTGATTCCTTGTGGGATGAGAGCATTTTCAAAGGATTGAACAAGCAAGTAGATGAAATTGTCCAAAAGATGAGAGAATGGCTGGGTATTACTGATGATGTGGATACCTGGGCAAAACTCATGGATACACGTCTTGGCACAATCCTAAAAACACTAGGTGGCATTATTATTGCAGTTACTACAATAAAATCCGTATTGGGTATTGCAAAACTAGTAAAGGCAGTAAAAACCATCGTAGATGCAATTAAAGGTTCAAAGATTATTGCTGGACTAACCAAACTATTCAAGAGTATGAAAAGTGGTGGCAGTCTAGCAAAGGTAGGCACAAGTCTAGGAAATATTGCAAAGGTTGCCGGTCCAATAGCTGCAATTATAGGTGGTGTCGTATTAGGCATCGATGGTCTAATTGGCTCACTAAAAGATGGTATCGGTTGGGCCGATGCATTGAAAACTGCACTCGGTGGAGCATTAACTGGAGCAGGTATCGGTTTCCTTGCTGGTGGTCCTGTAGGAGCTGCAATTGGTGCATTGGTAGGTATTTTAGCCGGTGCTGTTACAGATATCGGTATCTACTTAGCACAAAACTGGGATGATGTCAAAGCATGGGTAAAGAACATCCCTAAAGAGATAGATAAACTGGGCGACAAACTGGATGAAATGCCAGAGAAAATCCGCAAGTGGTTTAGTGACCTTGGCGACAAGATTGACAAATGGTTTGACGATTTGTTGCAACCTATCAAGGATTACGACTGGAAAAATCTCGGCAAAGAGGTTGGTAAAAAACTTGGCGAGTTGGTCAAGGAAGCAGCCGTAGGAATTGAAAAGTTCTTCAAAGAGGATATTCCATATTTCTTCACTGTGTGGATTCCAGAGGCATGGGAAGCGATAAAAGATTTCTTTATCAAACTGCCTGGCAGATTGAAAGAAATTTGGTCATCCATCAAAGAGGGATTTGTTGACATCGGTCTGAGAATTGTAGAAGGTATTGTCGAGGGTTGGAACACAATTACAACGGCCGTTGGAGATTTTATCGATGGTCTTATTGAAGGCTTTAAGGAAGCTTTGGGTATTAATTCCCCTTCCACTGTTGCACGAGACGAGATCGGCAAAAACATTCTTCTTGGTATTGTGGAAGGACTAAAGCCAGATGGACTTATCAATGCAGTAAAAACCATGTGGAACAACGTCAAAACATGGTGGGATAAGCAAAAAGGCAACCTATCTACTTACACACCAAGTATTGGCGACATCAAATCCAAGTTGTCATCTGCGTGGAGTACGGCAAAAACTTGGTGGGACAAAACCAAAGGTGTTTTGTCAACATACACACCAAGCATTGGCGACCTAAAAAGCAAACTATCTTCTGCTTGGACAACTGCAAGAAACTGGTGGAACAGTAACAAGGGCAGTTTTAGTACCTACACACCAAGCATCGGTAGTATCAAAGATAAGCTTGTTTCTGCTTGGAACACAGCAAAAACATGGTGGAATAATAACGTCAAGTTGTCTATTCCATCATTGAATTTCAAAGTTACTTATAACACTAAAGGCTTGAACGGTGTTCAAAAAGCCATTGTCAAAACACTTGGTTTATCTGGTTGGCCAAAACTTTCTTTTGCAGCAAACGGTGGCATGTTTGAACAAGGCTCCATGATTTGGGCTGGTGAACGCGGTGCCGAAATCGTTGCCAACGCAAGTGGTGGCAAGACAGGTGTCATGAACGTTCAACAGATGTATCAAGCAGTTTACGATGCAACCTATTCAGCTATGGTAGCAACAAGACAATCTCAACCACAACAAAGTGGTGGCTCTTACAACCTCTACATTGACGGCAAACAAGTGACAACAACGGTGGAAAAGACACAAAAGAATCGTGGCACAACAATATTTGGCACGGAGGTATATAGTTTCTAATGGCAGCTTTAGTTAGTATTGGAAGTTATGACTTCCCCGAACCTAGCACATATAGCGGAACTACGAGTACAATCGTAGATTCTGCTAGAAACGTGCAGGGCATCATGATTGGCTCTGTTGTGCGTAACGATGTAGCCAAGGTTGAAATGACATGGCGATACCTTACTGCAGAGCAATGGTCAACGATGTTGAAAATGTTTACTCCTGCACTAGGTGGACAGTTTATTAATGATACAACATTTTTGGATCAAGTAAGAAACGGCTACGTTACACGAAAAATGTACGTTTCCGATAGAACAGCAGGAATGTGGCGCAGAAATCCCGACACAGGAGCAGTTATGGGGTATACAGATTGTCGAATCGCTTTAATCGAGGTATAAGGAGGTGCAAGCATGATTTCTGTGACAGATGCTTGGAAGGAAAATCAACTTGACCTCATTGTAACAGAAGGATTTGTAGAAATCAAGTTTGAAGGTACAAACCTGATTTTTAATAAAACACATATTACAAAGTACACACATGAGCAAGATGGTTGTTTGCTTTCTGGCAAATTACCTATCAACAAAATAACATTTTCGCTGGATAACTCTCTTGGAACATACAATCCGAACACTGCGAGTTTTGCAGAACATCAAAAGATAACTGTGAGATACGGTTTTGACTACAACGGCGATGGCATGGCAGATGAGTGGATTAAGGCTGGCACCTTTTATCTGACCGAGTGGCACACTCCGGCAAACGGCTTGGAATCAAGTTTTGAAGCACGAGATTTGCTTGCATTCTTTATGGACAAACCATACAAGGGCATTACAAGTGGAACGCTCAAGCAGATTGTTGAAAGTGCAATATCTCAAGCTGGGTTGCCTAGTGGTGCTGTTGTAGAAATCAGCAATGTGCTAACGGAGTACACGACCACAATAAATGGAGACTACACACTTGCCGAAGTATTGCAGATGTGTGCAAATGCATCTTGCTGTGTGATGTGGCAAGACCGAGACGGCAAGTTAATAATACGCCCTGTTTCCAGTGCTATGAGTGACTATATTGTGCGTGAGGGCTGGGCGTATAGTTATCCAGAGTATGATGTAAGCAAGCCACTAAAGGCAGTCAATGTCTCTTATGCCAACAACGAAAGTAGAGTTCTTACCGTTGCAAGTGGTGGCGAAACGCAAAGTGTAGGTAATCAGTTAGTCACTCAAGAAACACAGGCTTATGAGTTAGCTCACTGGGTTGCTGCACTGTTGAAGAACAGAAAGAAAGTAAGTGGCGAGTTCAGAGCTGATCCACGCTTGGATGTCTTCGACAAAGTAAAAGTGGAAAGCAAGTACGGTGTCAACGAAGCAGTAATCATAACAACAATAACCTACGAGTTTTCTGGCTCATTTCGTGGCAAGTACGAAGGCCGTGTAGGTAGTTTCGATGCAATCACAAATGCCTACTACAGTGGCGATTTGTTTGCAGGGGAGGTTTAACATATGGCAATTAAATGGGTGGATAGAGTTGCAACACATCCAGGTCGAGTGCAACTAACACCAGTTCAAGGACAAACAAACATCTACGATATGGAGCGTGCCGACGAGCCAACAGTAGCTGGCACACCAGTTAATGCAGCCAACCTAAACGCCATGCAAAAAAACATGGGTTTGGATGCAAACATGACTGTGTACGTTGCTGTAAGTGGCAGTGATGCAACTGGTAACGGCTCAAGCACTGCACCATATCAGACAATAACAAAAGCACTATCTACCATACCAAAGAACTTGAATGGGTATTCTGCTTATATTTCAGTATCAGCAGGAACATACAATGACGATGTGCAAATCAATGGTTTCACTGGTGGCATTGTCGGTCTAATTGGAACAGCTGGAGAAACTGTAACAATAAATTCTTTGGTGGTATTTAATAGTTCGCTTGTTGTAGTTCGTAACTTCGATTTGGTTGTAAATAACAATAATGATAGTCATGCAATACAAGTATATTCATCGGATTTTTCTTGCACATCAAAAATCACCTGTTCTGGCAGTCTATCACGTGGATTGTATGCTGTAACTTTTGCAAGGGTATTCATTTCTAACCTCGTTATTACATCTGCATCAGAAAGTGCAGTACGCTCGGAATATTCGGAAGTGTCGCTCGGCAGTGTATCTGGAAACGTATTGGGTATAGGTTTTAGAGCATATGGTGGTAGCAAAATTTCATTTTCAAGCAACACATTGACAGCGACAACAATGTACTTAACTGGCGATGGTAGTCGTATCTACTCTGGCTCACAAACAAGCATACCAAACTATTAAGGAGGGTGAATAATGCCAAACGTAACATATCTAGGCACAACATATCCATGTGCCAAAGCCTTGAAAGGCGAAGACTACATCCACCTGTTAGATAGCAACGGTGTTTTGATTGTCGCCTTTGATGGCATAAAGGATTTTAGTGGATTTACTATCGACACCGATTGG